TTCAGGTGAACAACATTCTGCAATTGTTCTTGGTAAATCCGTTCCATGTTCTTCCACAGGTTGAGTATGCATTAATAAACACACTTTACTTCTTTCCTCTGGTCTCAATGCTTCAACAAATTTATCAAATGCCAAAATAACATCAATCGGTTGTTTTCTACGAATGTTTCTATTATTCCAATAAAGAACAAACTCATATTCTTTATCTCCAAATATTTCTTTTTTGAATTCTTGTGGAACATCTACTTTTTTATATAAGTCGGAATTGATACCATGTGGTACATAACTCACTTGCCAGTCCGCTGGTTTTTTCCAATGCTTTTCTTTATCCCAACTCCAAACTCTTTTAGTAATACCATAAGTTTGTTTTGAAATACATCCAATCCAATCACAACTTTCGTAATAATCTCTATTGTATTTTGGGTCTGGTAAATCATCCCAAATATGATAAAAGAATAAAGGTACTGATTGACGGATTTCGTGTTCCATTTCATACAACCAAATCCAATATCTCGGGTCTGTAAAGTGTAAGATAGCGTCAGGTTTTTCAACCATTAGTAATTGTCTAATGATATCTGCATTACCATAACCATCCGATGGATAAATTTTTACGCTTGCATCTTTTACACCAGTTTGTTCTCTAACACTCTCATTTAGGTCTAAGACTCTACCAGCTTCTGGATGTTTGATTGCAGCTCCCAATTGAACCCAATCATACTTATCGACTGTTCCTAATACTAATTGTTTGGAAACATTGGCAATACCACTTGCCATTCTTAAATCATCTGATAATAACAGAATCTTCTTTTTTGCCATAACTTATTTTTAAAATATATATTGTTTAATTTAAATTTTTTAATCCTCTATCACATATTCCTCTATCAAAAAACTCACACCATTCACATAGTTTGGTTGCATTCTTTGGGAACGTTATATCGGTTCTATAATTACCATCTTTGTCAAATACACTCTCTACAAACTCCGTAAAACCCTTCCATGCTTTGTTTACTGATACCTTACCATTTGCAGGTACATGCTTACTCATTCTATGTGTTGGAATATCCTCTACTACTTGTACCTTTCTTTTCAATATGATAAATTCAACATCAATCACATCTTCCGAAATGTTTAGTAATTCTGCATAGAATTTTTTGTATAAAAGGATTTGTGCGTTTTTAACTGGGTCCGATTTTTGATACTTACTCCAACCTCTTGTAGAAGTTTTAAAGTCAATGATTCGATATCTACCATTAAAGGTATCTCTGATAATCAAATCTATGAAACCCATAAAGTTTACATTCTCCGAAATCTTTGTGTTTATAGGTTGTTCAATTGCTACCAACTCATCGTGTTTTAACGAAAAGAATTTGTTAAAGTTTTTGGGTTTTTGAAACCAATCTAATAAGACGTTTCCATCTTCTAAAAACTCTACCATTTCTTCTTTGGTGCAAATTGTAGTATTTCCTATTTCACCTTCTGTTTCTTTAAGATATGCATCTTTCATTCTTTCTTTTAGATATTCCTTTAAGTCAATCATTTTGTCAGCTTGTGACTTTGATATTCTTAAACATTTCTCCAAATAGTTTTGAAGTGTCTCATGCATTGCGGTTCCAAAGATTGAATGAATATTAGAGGAGTTTTCCCCTAACTTATCTATGTATGCTAACTTGTATTGGTGTGGACAACTATGCCACATACTATATTGTGAAAATGATACTCTTGCCATAATATATCTAATATAAGACAAATAATTGGATTTACCAAATTATATCTTGAGTTTCAATTTAGTTATTTGCTTTTTATCAATACCATATTTTTCACTAACATATTTCAAATATTCTCTACCTTCTCTCGTTGAATAAAGAACTTCCAAATACTCATTGGCTTGATTTTCTGAACAATCATATTCTTTCTTTAATAAGTCAACTATGAATTGTTCGTATTTATCTTCTGATTTTCCTTTTATATATTTCAAAAAGTATTTACCTTTCGGAATAACACTAATATACAACTTATACATTTCTTTTGGTTGTAATGTCTGTGTTAAAGGTAATAGAGATGCTACTAACTCAACCCATTCAGGCTTCATTGATAGAAATCTATTTATCATAAAATTACTCCAACTCTTAACATCTTCGTCAGATAGTTTGTCAAAATACTTTGGGTCCTGTATGGTAGTTATTGCATTGATATGGTCAAACAATTTTGCTGCCATTATTCTGTTATTTTTGTTTCTTGTAATTCTTGTGGTAATAATTCGTTTAATGCTTTACCACAACTTGCACACACATATAATTCAATAGGCATAACCGAATCTTTTGGTTGACCTGTTAATAAACGAGATATCTTTTTAAATCTATATGCTGGTAAAAATATCTTTCCACCACATTCACAATCCATATCTCTTGCGTCATTTAAATTAAAGTTTGACGGTAACTGATTCATCCCTTGTTCCATTATTTTATTATGTTTAATATTTGTATAATTGTGCTCATAAACACTATTTCTTTATCTACTACCAATGCATCTTTTGATAATCCATCTGCAATTGTCAAAATAACATTTGCTACATTTCCGGTTGCATATTCGTCAACTTTGTCGTATAACATTGTATACATTTCGGAGTAGTCATTTAATTTGTTATCTGCTACGGCTTGCCTTGTTGCCATAAACACGTTTCGTTTTTCATCATTTGATTTCAATAACTCAATAAGTTTACTTGCAAAGTTTGACTCAACCATAATTCTGTGGTCTACTTTCAATTCACCTTTTGCAGATTGTAATTGACAAGTATTGAGTATCCTTCTAATATCTGGATAATATGAATTAATCACATCAGCCATATTTTTTGGTTCAAACTTAATCTTTTCAGCTTCTAATATTTTTGCTACCTGAACTGCTACATCCTTTTTAGTCGGAGGTGTAATTGCGAAAGATTGACATCTACTTTGAATAGGGTCAATGATTTTCTCAATGTAGTTACAGGTTAAGATGAAACGACAATGCTTACTGAATGTTTCCATTAAGTTTCTCAAAATCGCTTGTGCTCCCGGTGTCATATAATCAAACTCATCTAAGATGATTACTTTGAAACCTGCGAATCCAACCGATGATGCGAAGTTCTTTACTTTTGTTCTTACCGTATCAACATTATTCTCATCCGATGCGTTGATAATCATATGGTCACATTTGATTGTGTTTACGATTAACTTTGCAAGAGTGGTTTTACCAGTACCTGCTTTTCCGTATAACAACAAATGTGGTATATCATTTGCATCTAAATATTGTTGAATTGTTTCTTTGATAGTTTCGTTGCCAACATAGTCAGCAAGAGTTTGTGGGCGGTATTTCTCTACCCACAAGCTATGTTCTTTTTTATTGTTTTCGTTTGCGAAAAAACTCATAATTGTTTTATTATTGATTCTGCTAATATTTTATGTCCCTCTATACATAAATGAGTATCATGTGATGCAAATTTAGTGTCTTTAAATTCGGATTGTTGATTTATAAACATATTATTCGTTTCGGCCCATCTTCTAATCATATATTCACCATCAATTGAAATTCCATATTTTTCAATTTGTTCTTTAGATAAGATATCCTCCCATTCATTACTATGGAAAATGATTTTTAATTTATTTGGATAATTTACAAAAAGTTTTTCTAATTCTAAAAAATATTCTAATTGAATTTTTTCAATATTATCTATTGTATAATCAATTTGTTTTTGAGTTACTTTTTTTTCTTTTATAATGTTTTCTATTGTAAGTGGATATGGTGTCCATTGGAAATTGTTTGTAAAAAATCTATCAAAATGAGATAGTTGAATTATAACATATTCATATTCTTCTATGTTTTCTTTTTTTAAATCAAATAAAATTTTACCATTTGATTTACCATTGATTGAATTATTTTTTTCAATAAATCCAAAATGATTAGAAACTGTTGCAGTATATCTATTTTTTGTTATAAAATTTATATCTTCTTTTGTAAAAATATATTTACTCATTCTATTATGTTCAAATATATCTAAAGAATTACAATATAATTCTAAACTTTGTCCAAATGTATAAGAACACCCATCAAAATATATTTTCTTCATATTATTTTCCAGTTGACCCAAATCCACCATCGCCTCTTTCGGTGTTATTTAATTCCTCTACTTCTTTAAATTCGATAGGTGGATATGGAATAATCATAATTTGAAAAATCCTATCACCAACTTTGTAATTATCCAATGCGTTGTTACTTATTCCTTGTATTTTTTTGAATGTAGCCTGTATTTCACCTCTGTATCCACTATCAATTACTCCAACCGAATTACTCAATTGTAGGTTTGTTTTTCTAATAGATGAACGAGGAAATGCCAATCCTACAAATCCATTTGGGATTTCCAATGCAATATCCGTTCCGTATGTAATAGAGTCCAAAGTTTCATTTATGATTCTTGTTGCTACTATATCCATACCCGCATCACCATCTTTTGCGTAAGTTGGAATTACTGCACTATGACTTAACTTCTTTATTTTTACTTGCATTCTCTCTTTCTTTTTTTGTTTCTTCACTAATTGGCCTTGGAAAAATTTTAAATGTCATTCCATTTTGTTGGAAATTCAATCCATCACTTTCTTTTGGTTGAATTTGTAATATCAATGATGTAGCGGTTTCACCTTCGTTTGAAAAAGCAAATACAATTGGTTCATTGTTAAAAAATTGAAAACACCATTCTGCATCTTCAATTGATTGTGCTTCAGGTGCATTTATACTACCTGCTTCTTGTTGTTGTAATTCCTCTTGTGGGGATAATTCATAACCAACTTCCGTTGGGAATAATTCTAATTGTTCACTCATTTTATTAATTTGAAATTTCTACTAAATAATATTTACATACAAAATCATCAATTTGAAATTCAACATTTGATAAACCATCCGTTGAAATTTTTAATTTTGCATTAGTTGCTTCTTTGTTTG